CAGTAAATTATCGTATGCCATATCTAATTGCCAATAAAAGGCTAATGGTGGTTTAGCACCTAAGTATTTAGCATAGATAGCGTCTTGTTGTCCTTGTTCTAAGCTATGCACAATGGCATGTATGGTTCTAATATTACTCATGTCCTGAGCTGAACACATCTCTTCAAACGCTTCTGAAGTTGACTCACCACCGGATGACATACCTATGCTTTTAGATGGATAACCCAAACGGTGATTATCCGACTTCATCCATAAAGCCCAATCCTCTAGGATGGACAATAGACGTTCCATACTAATCATATTGTGTTAGCGTATAAGCTACGCTTTGCCCAAATGTTTCTTGTGTAGTTCTTTGTTGAAGGTTATGTTTAGCATCATCTGCATTATGACTAATAACACCTTTTATATGGTCTTCTGTAAAGTTTGCTGTGTGTCCAAATATAGCTTGTAATGGATGTGGTTGTGGAATGTAATAGTGCATAAGTCTATTATCGTTATCTTTATAAGAGTGAATAATATTTTTACATCTCATATCTGTTAGTATATTTTTTGTAATGGGATAGTTAGATTCTATATGCTGTGCTATTTCATTTATAGTTCTAGGTTCTGTAAGGTAAGCTAGTATTTTATCTGTGTTACTCATGATATGTCCTTAACTTTGCAATGCCATTTTTTCTTATCGTCTTGATGCCAACCATGTACATGAATAGTCCAACCAGCTTCACGAACTGGACCTACGTTTTCATGGTCACCTATCTTCTTTACTCTAGCTGACATATTTGTTGCTGTGGTTGTTTGCACAGCTAATGTTTCTTTTCCCTTTAAAGCTAGTATATCTATAAAGCCAAATAAATCTTGACGTATCCTAGCATAACTATTCCAATGCTCTGTAATCCAACATGTGTATCCTTCTTCTCGTAACTTTTTAAGACTTAACTGCGTTGGGCTAGTTGCCATCAAATTGACCTTCGTTAGGTTTAAATATGCCATCTTTAAATCTTTTCTCTACATCACCGGTGGACTTATTGAGTTCGTATTCATAAGCGTGTGGTGATACGTCATCACTATTCTTATTCTTCTTAAATATCTTATCCCAGTTGTCTTGTGCTTCTTGTTCAGAAATTAACAATGGTCTTCTTCCAGAACCTTTACCCATTACTTTACCCCCAAATGTCCGTTAGTAAATAACCAACCTATAGTTTTACGGTGTGCTTCTTCCCATGCTGCTATTCTATCATGTTTATCTAACATCTTGTCATTATCTATCATGTGGTGGCATTGGTGACATAGAAACGCTATACGATAATCATGTCCCTTTATACCTGTTCCTTTACCATCACGTAATTGATTAGAGTGTGCAGATACTATTGTTCCGTCTTGAATAGAACACATCATACATGGTGCTCCATCTGCTAACTTAAGTAGTTTAGGGTTACGATAATTCATTCATGTTCCTAAATATATGTGCAATAACATCTACAGTCCATCCATTTCCAATATGATGAGCAGCCTGGTTGCGATTTAAAACTTTGGTATAGCCATCAGGTAATGTCATACATCTTTCTAATTCTATTTGCGTCATGTATCTACAACTTTCTTGAGTAAAGTTTGGGTCTTCAAATATAAGTGTTGTAAATCCTGTTTGTCTATATCTACGAACCATTTTATCTTTACTAGCTAAAGGTCTTGAGTCTGAAGACAGTAAAGCTCTAGCTTTTTCTCTATCAGTATATCCACTTTCAAGAATATCTTGTAACTTAATATTTTTATCTTGAGGTTGTTGTACATTAGGTATGTTTGTCCAATATAATCTATTTCTTAATGCAGCAGAAACTAAACTACTATTAATTCTTATTGGTTCTACACCAAATAACTTACTGATAACATCTTTATCTTCTTGTTTCATTCCACCTACATTTTCAAATAAAAAGTATTTAGGTTGTGCTTCCTGGAACACCCTTAAATATTCAAAAAATAATGATGATTTTTGTCCAGCTAATCCTTGTCTATTTTTCATAGCTGCTGATAAGTCTTGACATGGTGAACCACCTATCAATAAATCAATACCTTTAAACTTATTTCCGTCACATTGAAATACATCTGAATAGTAATGTGAATTAGGATAATTTGCTTTAGAAACTAATTTTGCTCTTTCGTCTATTTCATAAGCATGATATTCACAATCAATACCAAGCTTATCTAATGCTATGCGTCCACATGATATTCCATCAAACAATGATAATACTTTCATTAGTAATCCCATCCCCAACCCATAGTCTGACCCCATACCTCTATCTGTTGTTGGTATTCTGTCATCTCACTTGTGGTTAGTTTAGTTGTTGACTTTATAAGTTCTACAGGCATGCCTGCAATTTCTGTTTGGTATCGTAAGAATTTATATCCCATGAGTTCATGTATTTTATCTTTCTCAATACCTAAATGGTTTCCTATGCTTGAATACAGTTCCCATAACCTTTCGTTCTGTTCAAGACTACGGTTAAGTTTAGCATCTGTTACTGTTACTCTCCATCTATGAGTAAAGTCAAGTGCTTTTAACTTCTCCACTAGCATTGGCAAGTTGTCTTTTGTTAGCGACCACTTTATCATCTCTCCATCCTTTCGTTTTAAATACTTGTCCGTCTTTAGAGGTTGCTTTATATTCTATATCATTTCCAAACAATTTCTTACATTCTTTTATAAAATCATTTATGGTCATTTAGGTGGGCTCTCCTGGTAAGTTAATGATTTAGGATTATACCAAAAATTAAAGCTCCCTTCAAACTGGGCGTTCCTTTGTTTTTGGACTATACATTTTGCATCAGGAATTATACGCAAATCTTCTTCAGATGTTTTACCTTCCTCCCTAAGTCTCTCTTTAGTTCTGTTCCGCCAAATACATAATATCGCATCTGCGAGGTTACGAATGTGGCTGCTGCCCATGATGCTTGTTGCATCAGGGATATCTTCTTCTGATTTTAATTTTCTTGTATGTGCCACTAAAAAAACGGTAATGTTTAAATCTCGACATATCGTACATAGCCTATCTACAAATAATTTTTGGTTCTCTAACGACTCCTCACTAATATCACTCATTTTCATTAGGCTGTCTATTATAAACACTTCGCATTGGAGGACGTGTTTTCCGTAGTGCAGCGTACTGAACATATCTTGAGATGTTGTAACTCCCAACTGGTCGTAAATAAATAATTTATCTTTAGCCCGATTAACCCACGCAGAAATATACTCAGGTGTAGGTTCTGGTGAACCTAATGTCTGAATTAACATGCGACTAAGAGTGAGAACAGGTTTCATCTCAAGACTCGCAATCAAGCATTTTGTGTCTTGTTTCATTAGAGATAATACAACTTGAGATAGCCACATAGATTTGCCATGTCCGCTGGGTCCGGTTGCCAAAATTAATTCCCCTTGACGAACTCTAAATTTTTCTTCAGTCTTTATCCAACCCAATGACCTACCAGCAAAAATATCTTCTGTAAAGTATTTATGCAAGTCAGACTCAAATACATCACTTGACTTTACTTTGAATTCTGCATGAGCATATCCATCATTGTAAAACTCTTGAACCGTTGCTTGGCTTACTGTGAGATTATCAATGACTTCACCTAAATTCATATTCCACCTTCCCAAACTTTACGAACTTGTTGCACGTCACCATCATTCCATCTCTCCTGGTTAAGTAGCGTTAATGGAGCTGGTGAGAATCCATCCTTCCATGATTGAGTATCTTTCATTTTGTTTACATACCCTATCACTTCATCTGCTATAGCGTCAATGTTTTTATTAGCCCATCTTTCCATACATGTTTTCTTATTGACCTTTCTGACATTAGGATAGCTTAACCAAAACTCTTCAAACCTATTGGTCGTTTTAACGACATATATATCTTCTCTTATCTTCTCTTCTCTTCTCTTCTCTATCCTAACAGGCTCGTAGTTTTCGACTAGCAGTCCTCTAGTAAATAGTTCTTTTGTTATTTTATCAACAAAATCAATAGGATAATGAAGTCTAAAAGCTATTTCAAACAGGTCTGGTAACACACCATCACTTTCAGAACCAAGACACCATAACTCTACTAAAACAGCTTTTTGTTCAAAAGATAGCTTATGTATATCTATGTTATTTATGTAATCCGTACCATAAAATTTAAACCACGTCATCTTTTTTTGATAACGTGGGTTCTTAGGATTATAGAGATTAAACTTCTCCCAGTTCTTAATTTTATACATCTGTATCTTCCAATCCAATATTAATTGATTCAAATATTAAATCATAAATATCTCTTGGCAATGAAAATCCATCAGATGTTGGAATTAAACTAGCTTGTAATAGTGCTTCAATTCTAACTAACGCGTCTCTTTCTCTCATATTGCTCTCCATAAAGTTAATAATGCCAAAAAACATTAACATAACTAATTCTAGTTGTAAACTATTTATTTGTTAGAAAATGCTTGACAAGTGTTTTTTTGCCATTAAGATAGGCATTGTAGTAATTAACCAGGAGAGAAACATGAGTGTAAAAACAATGATAGTAGTAGCAGTAGCATTTTGGGCTTATGTATGGCTTTGCTTACAAATCATGGGTAAGTTAGCAGGTGCAATATGAATAAATACCTATGGCTATTCCTTTTTGTATTTTGGGGGTATATAATATGGCGAATGGTTTAAGACCTGTAGCAGAAATACTAGAAGATGTTTGGAAAGAGCTAAAAGAATTTAACGATAGATTTGATAAAAGGGAGAGAGCAAATGAGTCAGCAACAACACTACGACCAAGTAATGATGGAACAACACCAACAAGACGTACTGAACACTTTAAAATTAGTAACAGGAGAGAAACAGATGAACTATAACGAACTACGTAAGATTAATGTATCAGACCACATTGAGAAAAAGAATGGTCTATCATACTTATCATGGGCTTGGGCTGTGGATACACTTCTACAGCAAGACCCAACTGCTTCATGGGGATATGGTGAACCTAAACAGTTTGGTGAAACACTTATGGTATTCTGCACAGTCCATGCGTTTGGTAAATCTATGACTTCACAATTACCTGTGCTTAACTTTAGAAACCAAGCTATCCCTAACCCTGACGCTATGGCAGTTAATACAGCTATGCAGCGTTGTTTAGCTAAAGCTATTGCATTACATGGCATTGGTCTTTACATTTATAGCGGTGAGGATATTCCAGAGTCAGAACAACCAGCTCCAAAAGCAGTATCTAGCAAGGACTTTCTATGATTGAACAACGCACAGATGAGTGGTTTCAGCAACGTCTAGGCAAGGTGACAGCATCCAGAATATCGGATGTTATCGCCAAGACTAAAACAGGTGTATCTACATCTCGTCAAAACTACCTTATTCAACTTGTATCAGAACGTCTTACAGGCAAGAAAGGCGATAGTTTTGTCAACCAGGCTATGTTAGATGGTATTGAAAGGGAAGGATTGGCTAGAGAGCTATATATGCAAACTAGAGGGGTATCTGTAACAGAGGTAGGTTTCTTTGACCACCCTGTTATTAAGAATAGTGGTGCTAGTCCTGACGGAGCTGTAAATGCAGAAGAAGATGGTAAGTATGCGGGTCTTATAGAGATTAAATGTCCTATAGAAACAACCCATACTAATACGCTTATGAGCAAGTCAGTTCCTAGTAAGTACATTCCACAGATGCAATGGCAGTTAGCTTGCACCGGTGCTAAGTGGGTAGACTTTGTAAGCTATAATCCTAACTTCCCTGAAGAACTACAGTTATTTGTATTCAGGGTTGACAGATGTAATGATACAATAGAAAACCTAGAATCTGAAGTTATTAAGTTTCTAGATGAAGTAGACCAAACAATTATTAAACTGAAGGAGTAAGTATGCAATTAGATTTAACCGTAGAAGAAGTAAACTTGGTATTGTTAGCATTATCAAAGTTACCATTTGATTCTGTAAATCAATTAATACCAAAGATACAAGAGCAAGGGCAAGAACAACTTAAAACTAAACCAGAAGAAACTAAGGAGTAATATATGGCTGAGTATAACAACACAAACACGTTTACGTTAAACAAGAATGACAAAGGTGATAATCCTAAACGACCAGACTACAGAGGAAGGTTAAATGTAGATGGTATTGAATTTACATTATCAGGTTGGGTAAGAGAAGGTGCTAATGGTAAGTTTATTAGTGGTGCTGTAGCAATGGTTGCAACGGATGAAAGACTTAAGCCTGCTGTTGAAGGTGCAGATGAGGATGTTCCTTTCTAGGAGCATCCCCATACACACTATACACACTATTTATTCATTACGTACATTGTTACTTCAAATCCAAAACGCATTTCAGTTGCTGATGGTGTTGTCCACATGGCAGTTCTCCTTTCTTCTAGATTTATAGTAGAATTATACGCTTATGTGGATTTACTAGACACAAGAAAACCATGAAAGGTCTATAATGGATATACAGTCTTTAGAAATGGATATAGTATGCTACGCTAGTGCAGCATATCACGAGGGGTCAACAAAAAATGAACGTATTGCTATTGTTAATGTTATCCGTAATCGCCTTCACTCTGGTCGTTGGGGTCATTCTGTATGTGGTGTCGTTTATTCTCATGGGCAGTTTATTGGGGTTACAGACCCTACTCACGAGCCAGTTAATGAAAAGACGTATTTGGAGACTAAACTTTTGGTACTTGATACAATTGTTTTTCATAAATTTGCAAATCCAATTGCAGATGCTATTTACTTCCATGACGACTCTATGCCGTCAAAAGCTAAATGGTACGGCAAACACAAAAAAACTAAAATAGGAAGGCTTACATTTTACTGATGAAAAAAGAACCTGTAGCATGGCTTTATGAGGAGTTTGATGTTAGGTCTGGTGACTTAAAGAAATCTTATTTATGGTCATTTCACCCTAATCAATTGTCGTATTTAAACGACTTAAAGAACACAACGCATCATATTAAGATAACACCATTATTTCTTGGTGAGCCTGTAGAGGAATATAAAGGATTATCAAGATACGATAGTAAGAAACTAACGGAGGCACATGGTGGACTCTAAACCACTTACGCAAGAAGAGATAATGAAGGCTTATAGTAAAGTATTTCCAACAAGATATGAGCCAATGACTTTAGAAAGAATGATACAATTTGTTAGAATTATAGAACAACTGCATGGAGTAAAAGATGTACACTAAACTAGATGACCAAAGACAAGCAAAGTTTGTTATAAACTATGTTGCTGAACATCCTGGTTGCAGCATTAAAGAAATTGTGCAAGAATGCGTCATTGCTAGAACACGATTGAAATACTTGGAAAGTCAAGGATATTTGATTTTGCCTAAATGGACTTATAGCAATGAATTAGATAAAAGATTTAAGAATAGAAAATATGTATCTGTAACTGTAGGAAGGGAGTATGGCAGATGGCAAGAGCAGAAAAGATATTAGATGTAATAGTATGGCTGTTGATTGTTGGTGGTATAGGTTGGTTTTTTTATGGTTGTTATCAGTTAATTGATTTATTTTTTCTAAGGGGATAAAGAATGGTTGATTTAGTGAATAGACCACCGCATTACTTGGTGGGAGGCATAGAAGCAATAGATGTAATTAAAAGTCGTTTGACTAAAGAAGAGTACATTGGGTATCTAAAAGGATGTAAGTTAAAGTATGACTTACGCTATCCATTTAAAGATAATCCACAACAAGATTTACAAAAGTCTGATTGGTATAAGAACAAGTTATTAGAGGCTACACAAGATGATGATGCAGATTATATTCCACCGGAATTAGAAGCTCAACTTCAGAGGTTTGATGATGAGTAAAATCTATTGGATATTTATTACTGTTTTAGCTGCACTAGCTATTTGGGGAACAGAAAATGCTATAGGGCAAACTACTACTATACTAGCACCTGATGGGTCTGTAACCGTCTGTCAGGTCTATAATGGCACTGTAATCTGTGTCTAATGCTATGCGTAATGCGTATG